AGGGGCTTGCCCTCCGAATTCCAAACCCCTATGCTGTGATCGCTTCACGCCTACGCCATGCCCGCAACGCGCAAGCCCCGCAGCGTCATCACGTTTGACCTGCCCGAGCCCATGATCGACTGGATCAACACCAAGGCCGCCGAGCTGAACCTCAGCCGCAGCGCCTATCTCCGCATCCTCGTCCACCGGGCCATGACCTCCGCGATCGAGGTCGTCTGATGGACGGCACCCGCGTCTTCATTGACCCCACCATCCTGGAAAAGGTTGAGGCCACCCGTCCGGCCACCCTTTCCCAAACCGGCTGGGTCAACTACCTGCTTGATGTCGGCATCGCAGCCCTGAACCGACAAGGCAACCAACATGACAAGCCCTGACGCTGAGCGCAGGGCCTTTGACCTCCTGCAGTGGGTGCCGTTCTCGTTGCCGGTGCCCTTTGACCCGGAGCTAGCCGAACAAGGCCACTACACGGCCCTGCAGAAGGCCCGCAGTGATGCCGCCCTGGACGCCTGGGATAAGGCTCACCCGCACGAGACCAGCACCGAACTAGCGGCCTTCCACGAGCTGGAGCGCCTTGGCATCTACAGCCAGGCCGTTTTCTATTCCCCCGCCAAAGCCAAGGATGGGTACTACACCCGAAGACTCCGGGACCACCTCAGCACCAGCAGCGCTCCAAGAGCATCAAAGCCTGCTCAACCTGGTCGAAGAGCACGCCGCCGCCGTCCTCTCTAACGAGTCAGACCGCATCCGCCGCAACCACCTCCTGCGGCTTTATGCGGAAGAGATCGGCTGCCCCATCAGTGAGCGGACCGCATCTTCCTTCCTGGCCAAGGCCCAAGGTCATGCCGTAGGCGTGCCCCAGCCTCGCCTCAGGGGTGAGCGCATGGATACGACGCCAACCCCGTGGATCTGGGAGGGCATCGTCATGGCAGGCACCTTCAACCTGCTGATCGCCCCACCCAAGATCGGCAAGTCCGCGATCATGGTCGGCATGATCGCCGCATGGTGGCGCGGTGATTCGCACTTCCTTGGCCAGCCGCTGCACGGTGAGTGCCCGCCGGTCTACATCGTCGGCACCGACCAGCCTGAGAACGACTGGCACACCCTGTTCAAGCGCGAGGGCCTGGTCAACGCTGACGGCACCCTCGGCGGCCCGATCGAGATGCTTTGGCACACCGGGGCACCACTTCACCTCACCGATGAGGGCATCGAATACCTGGCCGAGGTGTCCTCTGCCAACCCCGGCGCCCTGTTCCTGCTGGACAGCTACCACGCCTGCGTGAGCCCCCTGGCCATTGATGAGGCCACCAGCGCCTTTGATGGCCCTGCCCGTGACCTGTCGCAGGCCTTGGCACCGCATCAGGCAAGCATCGTGGTCATCCACCACAGCAACAAGAGCGTGAGCGGTGGCAATGCCACCAACGCCAGCCGTGGCAGCAATGCCCTGCCCGCAGCGGCCAGCCTCACCATCCTGATGAACTGGCTAAAGCAACCGGTAGAAGGCCAGACCCAGAGCGACTACCGCATCGTGTTGAAGACGCAGGGCCGCGCCAAGGGCTGCACCCTGCTGGCCGAGCTGCAGGATGAGGGTTGGATCAGCCATGGCAACGGCGCTGATGCCCTGCACGCTGAGGCGTTTGCTGAGGCTGAGCGCGAGCTGACCGGCAGGCAAGCCGATGTCTTCGACTACATCGCGGACCGCTGGCACCTGGGCAGCTTCCCCGTGCAGGCCAACGAGCTGGCCTGTCACCTCAACGTGGAGCGCAACAAGATCCACCGCTGCCTGTCGGCCCTCATGCACAAGGGCCTGATCCGCAAGGTCGGGGAAGGCGAAACCACCGAGGTGGGCGGCCGTCCGTCAGCCCTCTATGGCCCTGCTTTGCCCGCTTCCATCGCTGCAGACACCCCCCTCCCCCGGGAAGGGGTGGCAAACGTGACAAACCGAACAAACCCCGTGACAAACCTCCCCGAGGAAGGGGACAAACCTGTGGAAAACCTCGCGCGTGTACAGGAAAGAAGGGGTTTGTCACCTTTTACCCCTTTGTCACCCCTCCAGCGGGGAGGGGGGGGTTTGTCACCCCTGCCTGAAGAGGTTTGTCACCCTGACCCTGACGTGACAAACCCCCTGCCTGCCCCTGGCGCCCCCGTGGAGCGCCTGATCAATGACGACTGGCAAAACGGTTGGGTCGTTCGGTACGCGCCCAACCCTCACCACATCACCATCGAAAAGCTCGGCCGCTCGACCATGGTTCTGGAGAACCGCCGCTGGATGGTGGACGTTCGCCCCTGTGACAAGACCTATCCCTCTGCAGCCTGATGCCCTCCGATTCCCAAACCACGCAGAGCGCCCTCTGTGCGCCTCAGGAAGCCCTCTCAAGGCCGCCGCCCCTGTCCACGGCTCTGCAACCCCTTCACGCGCCTTCTAGCCCCCCCCGTGATCACGTCCTTCCTTCTCGTCGCCTACCTCGCCGGCATCTGCCTCGGCCTCTCCATCCTTCAGCTCACCTCCAGCCATGACCGACAAGACGACCCCAACCCATGAGGCATGGACTCACCTCCACGCCCTCCACCGCTTCCACTCCCCTGCTGTCCCCGCACCTCCCCCGCCCTTTGAGCGCCCAGACGGCTCCTTTGATCACGCCGCCTACCTCGCCTGGCTCAACTCCAAATGACCGACACCAAACCCGCAGGCATCGACAACCTCTGCCCCGATGACTGGGCAACAGAAGCCCGCGTCAAACTCCCCTCCCTCATCGACCGTGCCGAAGACATGTCCGCTCGCTTCGGCGAGGGCATCTCACGCACCTCTGACCCCACGGCCAGGCTCTACCCGGTGGTCATCCCCCTGCTGAACGCCCCCACGGTCAAGGCCACCATCCGCGCCGTCAGCACACGCCAGGCACGCACCTTCGCTGCCAACAACCACCCCAACGCCGATACCGCTCGCATCGTCGTCGGCAAGCCACTCAAAGCTCTCTGACGCGATGGCAACCTCCCACGCACCCCAACTCCACACCTGGGCACTCACAGGCTTTCACCCCCTCAGCGGTTGCCCTATCTGCCTCCCCTGGCCGCAGCAGACCACCATCGAAGTCGCAGCCCAGATCGCTAACGCCATCGTCACCACCTACTCCGTCACTGATCTCGTCATCCACCCCGATGACCTCTCCACCGGGGTCACCGTCCTGGTGCTCTGGATCTTCAACGGCCGCGACCGCCTGGCCGAACTCCCTGCCGACAACGTGGATGATGCCGTGGTCCGCATGGCATCCCTAGCCAGCAGCGGCACCATCGCCGTTCTGGACTAACATTCCTTCGACTCACAAACCGCACCACCACCCATGAGCCTCCCCGACCTCATCGACGCCGCGCCCGACTTCCTCCAAGACGCCTCAACCGAAGTCGCTACCGCCCTTGCCGTCGTATCCCAAGCCTTCCGCGACCTCGGCTACCCCATCACCGCGGAGGATGCCTACCCCTATGTGGCACTGATCCTGGAACGGGCTGACGCTGACCTGGCCCTGTTCGCAGAGGATGATGGGGAAACTGAAGAAGACGACGCCTGAGAACACCTCGCCCTGTGGGCATGGCCAACACATCAAACAACCCGTTGGCCAGCCTCAAGGCTGACCAACGCAATGCAAGGCGCCGCACTGACCGCTCAGCTGCTCTGATCGCTGAATCGCTCAAGCAGTTCGGCGCAGCACGCTCCATCGTCATTGACGAAGACGGCCGCGTCCTGGCCGGCAACGGCACCGTTGAAGGCGCCAAGGCTGCCGGCATCCAGAAGCTGCGCGTCATTGAAGCCGATGGCGATGAACTCATTGCCGTCCAGCGCAAAGGCCTCACCGAAGAGCAGAAGATCGGCCTTGCCCTAGCCGACAACCGCACCAGCGATCTCAGCGAGTGGGACGCCTCCGTGCTGGAACAGCTCAGCCAGGAGCAAGACCTAGCCCCCTGGTTTGAGCCTGATGACCTCGCTGCCATCCTTGGCGAAACCGAACAGCTCCCCGCCGAAGGGCTGACAGACCCAGACGAGGTGCCAGAGGCACCAGAGCAACCCATCACCAAGCCCGGTGACCTTTGGATCCTTGGCAACCACCGGCTGCTTTGCGGGGACAGCACTGACCCCATTGCAATGGAGCGCCTCACCGAAGACAAGCCGGCTGACTTGTGGTTGACGGACCCTCCTTACAACATTGGCTACGAAGGCGGTAGCAAGAAAAGGAAAGCCATCCAAAACGACAAGCTGGACGGCGATGCCTTTCGCGTCTTCCTGACGGATGTTTACAAGACTGCAAACTGCTTTCTTAGGCCAGGTGCTGCCTTTTACATTTGGCACGCTGACACGGAGGGTCTCAACTTTCGTCTAGCAGCAAAAGATATCGGCTGGACTGTCAGGCAGACTCTCATCTGGAACAAAAACAACTCGGCTTTTGGTCGCTCTGACTTCCACTGGAAGCATGAGCCCTGCCTCTACGGGTGGATGGATGGGGCTGCTCACAGCTGGTACAGCGACCGCAAGCAGACAACCGTTTTGGACTTTGACAGACCTTCTCGCTCTGAAGAGCATCCGACAATGAAGCCCGTTGCCCTTTTTGAATACTGCCTTGGCATCAACACCAAGCCCGGCGACATCGTTCTCGATTCCTTCGGCGGTTCAGGCACTACCGCTATCGCGGCCGAACGCCTCGGCCGCAAAGCACGCCTCATGGAACTTGACCCCGCCTACTGCGATGTGATCGTCAAGCGCTGGGAAGCCTTCACCGGCAACACTGCCGTCTGCATCCCCTCAGACTCTCACTTCACCGAGGCACAGGAGGCAGCCTGATGGCAGCCAAAGGCACCACCAAAGCTGAAACCGAGATGCGGGCAGCACGCTTCGCACGCATCATCGCCACTGGTGGCCGCCGCTCTGACTGCATCCGGTATGCCAAGGAAAACTGGGGGGTTGCAGAAGATACCTGTGATGGCTACCTGCGCATGGCGCGGGACCAGCTCAAGGCCGACTGGGACATCGAAAGGCCGCAGATGATTGCCGATCTGCTCTCCCAGTGCTCCACCTTGCAGCTGGAAGCACGCCGCGCTGGGCAGTACCACATCGCCCTTGGGGCCATCAATACGGCAGCCAAGCTGGCCCAGCTCTGCTCATGAGCATCCTGGCCACCGGGGCTGGTGGTTGCGTGCTGCAGCCCCCTGTCCCGCCTCGGCCGGCCACCATCGTTGATGACACGGATGCCCTGATCGCTCGCATCCGTGCCGACCTCAACCCAAGCCAAGTCAAGGCCTACGACGTTGAGCACCTGTCAGAGATCGCTACGGGTGACGAGCACTCGATTCACAGCATCCCAGAGATTGGCATCAGCGCAGGGTATGGATGCGTGGCCGGTGAAACCCTGATCAACGGCACCCCGATTGAGCAGCTGACAGCCAGTCCCATCAGGGTGCAGACGCTTGCCGGCCCGGCTTGGGCTACTCCTGCCTATCGCAAAGGAGTTGCCCCACTCTTTCGGGTTCGGACTTCAGCAGGACAAGAAGTTCTGGTAACCAAAGCCCACCGTTTTCTGACGCCGTCTGGCTGGCAGGAACTAGGCCACCTGCAGCCAGGTGCTCTGATTGCTGTCTGTGGTAGTGGGCATGGGCATCAGACCCAGGGAAAAGCCACAGATTGGCGTGCCGCTGATCACGGGGCGACTCGTTCATGTGGTGAATTACCCAGCCCTTGGGCAGCTTTCGCCCTAGAGCAAGCTCGACCGTGCGCCGAGCCCAATACTTGCCGCAGTCCCGATCCTTGGCATCAACACGCCCCTTGCTCATCGGGTTCACATCGCCCGGTTGAGCGCCGCGAGGCTTCAGCCCCACCTCCTGCTGCAGGAACGTCCGCATCGTTCCTTCATGCACCCCGAAACGACGGGCCATCTCCCGGACCCCAACCGCATCCGTGGTGTAGTCAGCCACCACATGATCGCGGCAGTCATGAAGCCGCTCGATGCCCGTGGTGTGCTGGCTGGGGTTTTGGATTCCGGCATCGTCCATGGCTTGGCGAAGGCGGCCTGCCTGAACCCCATAGACATCTTTCAGGTACGACAGCGAGTAGCCCCGTCCATAGTCGTGGCGGCACTGCTGCTGCTGTTCTGGCGTCAGCATGTCCCACGGACCACGACGGGTGGTCAGCACACGCTGAGCCTTCAGATATCGCAGAACGGTGCCATAGCTGCGCCCCGTCTCGCGGCAGATCTCTTTGGCAGACAGACCCTGAGCGTGCATGTCTGCAATGGCCTGCTGCTCAGCCTCCCGGCACTGACTTGACCCCATGGCTACAACCTATTGAGTCTTTCCAGTATACATGGGCAGCCGTGGAAGATGTGCGCTATGTGCGCACGGATGCCTTCTACGATCTGCACGTCCCGATCTGGAACCACTACGAGGCTCACGGGATCCTGCACCACAACTCGGGCAAGACCTACTGTGCCCACGCTGTAGCCGTAAAGCTGTCCCTGCTGAATCAGGGCTTCACCGGCTGCGTCCTGGAGCCCACGGGCGACATGGTGCGCCGGATCTGGGTGCCGAAGTTTGAGGACTTCCTAGATCACTACCAGATCCCCTACACGCCTCGCTATTCGCCCTACATTCAGCACATACTGCACCTGCCGCAGGGCGATGCAACTGTTCTGGGGCTAAGTTTCGAGAATAGTTCAAGAATCGTGGGCGACGATTGGGCATGGGCCCTGGTCGATGAAATTGATACCGTAAAGACGCATCTTGCTCAGCGTGGTTATGACAAGGTGCTAGGCCGCATCCGGGTCGGGAACTTCCAGCAGCTGCACTGCTACTCCACCCCTGAAGGCTTTGGCTTCCACTACCAGACCTACGGCACTGAGAAAGCCCGCCAGGGCAAGCGGCGCGTGCTGCTGCGGATGCGCACCGCCGACAATGCCCACAACCTGCGCCCCGGCTTCATTGATGATCTGCTGAGCCGGTATACAAAGGAGCAGTGCAATGCCTATCTTGAAGGCATTTACCAGAACCTGACGACGGGCAGCGTCTATGACAGGTTCGACCGCCATAAGCACGTCCGTGAGCTGCCGCTACTCCTAGACCGCTTTGGCCGGCCGTTCCAACAGCAGACGCAAGGCCGCCCGTGTGATGACGAGACGATCTTGGCGGGCATCGACTTCAATATCCAGAACACGAACGCGGTCCTCTTCGTGCGCCGTGGCGAAGACTTCTGGGCCTTTGATGAGGTAGCCGGCGCCCATGACACCGACGACCTAGGCCGGCAGATCCGTGAGCGCTACCCGGACCACCGCATCCTGATGTACCCCGATGCCAGCGGTGCCAAGCGCACGACCAATGCCACCCGGTCAGACGTGGCGATCCTGGAGAGCTACGGGCTGAGCAACATGGCACCCAGCGCCAACCCGCCCGTGAGAGACAGGGTGGCAGCGGTGCAGGCGCTGTTGGAAAACGGCAAGGGTGAGACGCATTTATTCCTCACGCCTAACTGCCCTAAAACCATCGAAGACCTGGAACTGCAGAGCTACACGGACAAGGGTGAGCCCGACAAAGAGTCAGGCCACGACCACCGTTGTGAGTGCGTTGGCTACGTGTGTCACCGGGTGAAAGCCGTGGAGAACGCGCAGGCCGGGCGGAAGGTCGGCAGCATCCGCCTGTACTGAGCCGGGGCAACCTATCCAAAAGCTCTGAATCATGGCCGCTGGATACTTGTTGCCAAGTCGCTATCAAGCCTCCGGCATCATCGCTGCCCCAGGCACCACGGCCGCCAGCGTCAACGATTGGCAGGTCTGGCAGCCTTCCGCCGCATGGACACGGCAAGAGCCCCGCTGGCGGCTGATCGAGGCCCTCCACGGTGGGACCCTCGGGATGCAGGGCGCCGGGACAACCTGGCTGCCGCAGGAGCCCCGCGAATCAGGCGAGTCCTACCAGCGCCGGCTCAAGGGATCTGTCTGCCCGCCGTACCTGCAGCGGATGGAGTCCATGCTGGCCGGGATGCTCACCCGTGTCCCGCTCAAGCTGGACGGCGTGGTGGATCAGATCCTCGAGCATCTTTACGACGTTGACCAGCAGGGCAACGACCTTCAACGCTTCCTCGGCACCCTTGCCCGCAAGGCCCTGCGCTGGGGCCACATGGGCATCCTTGTGGACTACCCGGCTGACATTGACGGCACACCTAGCCCCCGGCCCTACTGGATCGCCTACGAGCCCCGGCAGATCATTGGCTGGCGCACGGAAACCGGAGGCAACGGGGGCACGCTGACGCAGCTGCGGCTGTACAACACCTACACCGCGCCCTATGGCGACTTCGGTGAGGAGCAGGTGGAAGAGGTGCGGGTGCTGGAGCCTGGGGCGTACCGCGTGTTCACCCGCCGCGCATCCAAGGGCCAGGACTGGGTGGAAACCGCCAACGGCACCACCACGCTGGATTACATCCCGTTCGCGGTGGCCTACAGCGAACAGGTGGGCACCCTTGAGTCCCGCCCGCCGCTGGAGGAGATCGCACACCTCAACCTGCAGGCATACCAGCGCAGCAGCGACCTGGCCAATCAGTTGCACCTGGCCGCCGTGCCCCGGCTGATGATCTTCGGCGCCAGTGCCGAGATTGAAGAGATCGAAGCCGGCCCCGAGGCCGCGACCACCTGGCCCGTGGATGCCCGCGCTGAGTTTATTGAACCGGCCGGCACGTCCTATCAGTACCAGTTCCAGCACCTGGAGCTGATCCAGCAGCAGATTGCGCAGCTGGGGCTTGCCACGGTGATGCCGCAGAAGCTCGCCGCGGAAACGGCCACCAGCAAGGCCATCGACCGCAGTCAGGGTGATGCGGCGCTGCAGGTGTTCGCGCTGCAGCTGCAGGACTGCATCGACAACTGCTTGCAGTTCCATGCCGACTATCTCGGCCTGCCCGCCGGCAGCTGTGAGCTGTCCCGCGACTTCCTCGCCCAGCGCCTGGATCCCACCGAGGTTGCCCAGCTCATTGCCCTCAACCTGAACGGCAGCATCACGCAGGAGAAGCTGCTGAGCCTGCTGGACAAGGGCGGATGGATGGGCGATGAGTTTGAGCTGCAGGAGGAACTGCAGGCCACCGAGGCGCAGCAGCAGGCACGGATGCAGCAGCAGGAGCAGATGCTCCAGGCAGGCATGAACGAGCTGCCGCAGTAGGCAACCTACGGGGCACACCAGCCCTGTGGGCATGTCTGAATCATCCGCTCCTGTGGAGCAAACCCCCAGCACCGACACCGCTGCCGAAGAACTGGAGCGCCTACGCGCCAAGAACCGCGAACTCCTGGACGAGGCCAAGAAAGCCAAGGCCAAGGCCGCTGCCGTCCCTGATGGCGTGGACGTTCAAGAGCTGATCGAGTTCCGCCGCCGCACCGAACAGGCCAAGCTTGAGGAACAAGGCAACTTCGCGGAGTTGAAACTCCAGCTCCAGAACCAATACGACAACGACACCGCAGCCCTGAAGCGCGAGATCGAGCGGCTACAGGCCAGGATCCGTGATCTGGAGCTGATCAGCCCCGCATCCTCTGAGCTGGCCAAACACGTCCATGATCCTGATGACGTGTTCAAGACCGGCCGACTGAAGCCTGAGCAGATCGAACACGGCGCCAGCGGGCCCGTGGTGGTGAATGGCCTGGAGCGGATCCCCATTGCTGACTGGGCACGCGCCAACCTCCCCCGCCACTACCTGAAGGAACCCCAGGCCCGTGGCACTGGCGCCCCTGTGGGCGGCAGCGTTGCCACATCCCTCCCCACCGGCACCAATAACCCGTGGGTGCGGGCGTTCTACAACCTCACCGAGCAAGACCGCCTGGTGCGCATCAATCCGCTGCTTGCCGCTCAGCTCAAGAGCGAGGCAGACGCTATCAATGCGCGTGGCTGATTCCGTGGCACACTATCTGTAACTGGGCCGGCTGTGCCGCCCGCAGGCTTGTGGCCATCCGTTCCCCATCCCGTAGAGAGCAATGGCTTTCACCTACCGGGCGGACGCTCAGATCCTCAATCCGTTCTCGGACTACATCTCTGAGCAGACCACCCTTCGCAGTGCATTCCTGACCAGCGGCCTGGTTGACACCAACCCCGTCATCAGCGCCAACATCACCAAAGGGGATACTTTCCAGATCCCCAACTGGAACGCCAACCTCGGCGGCACCCTGCAGGTTCCCGCTGAGGGCGTGCAGGCCACCGTCAACAAGCTGGGCAGCACCAAGCAGACCGGCGTCGTTTACCACGCCATCCAGGCATGGGGCGCCAGTGAGCTGGTGAAGCTCGCCGTGGGTTCCAACAACGACCCCATGCTGGCCATCGGCGCCAAGGTCGCCCAGTACGTCGCCAACGCTCAGCAGGCCCGTCTGCTGTCCACCCTTAAGGGCTTGTTTGGCGTCCCTGGCACCAGCAACAGCGCCTATGCCCTCACCAGCATGAGCATTGATGCCGGCGGCAGCGGCGAGACCGATTTCTCGGTTTCCCACGTCGTCCGCGCTGACCTGCTGCTGGGCGAGGATGCCGACAACTACGGCATCATGGTCGTCCACCCTGACATCTATGCCTACCTGCGGGTGCGCGAGATGATCAACTACGTGAACGCCAAGGAGCTGCCTGGCATCACCGCCAGCACCATCGCTGCTGGCAGCATCACTGCCAGCAACGCCGTCAACGGCGACTTCTCCGGTGCCTTCACTGGCGAGTCCACCGTGCCCGTGTTCGGCAGCAAGCGGGTCATCGTTTCCGATGATGCTCCCCGTGCTGGTTCGCCCGGTTCGTACAAGTACGGCACCTACGTCTTCAAGCCTGGCGCCATCGGCATGGGCTACCAAGCTCCGGTGCGTACCGAGACCGACCGCGACATCCTCACCAGCGGTGGTGAAGATGTGATCAAGGTGCAGTGGGACCAGTGCTTCCATGCGCTGGGCACTTCCTACGCGGGCGCTGCCAACCCCGGCGCGTCTGACCTGGAAGCCTCGGCCTCATGGACCAAGGTCTTCGACAAGAAGAACATCGGTGTGGCGAACATCGTCAGCACCTGCCCCCTGTACGGTT